ATTATGTATGTAGGTATAGGTAGGAATCTCCACTAACGGACATCGCTGTCCGCCCCCTCGACGTATTATGTAGTCGAGACCCAACGGCGTTTTAGTGTAACGGCGCCGTGCCGTGCAGAGCGCTCCAAATGAAGAGGATCACGAGACTCAGTAAGGTCCAAAAGACCTGTGAGCTTCATCAAACTCTTCTGGAGAGCTGCCCATCCCTCCAGTCTATCAGCGCGATAAACTGGGTCGGCTACCCAACATCTTACTTCAAGACGTTGGTAACGGTCATTCCACCGATATTTCGCTTTTCTTGGGCCGTTCGGGCCCTTAGAAAAGCCTTTACGGGGGAAGGACGCAGCCGGCAAAGGCATGCGGCCAAGACCAGCGAAGTTCTCGGGAACGTTAGGTAAGGAACCTAACAGACGCTCAACACCTTGATAAAGGTATTCAGCAGTGCGAACGAAACCTCGACTTTCGAAGAGGTTTGCCGTTTTCACCCACGAGACAATTCGGCTGGCTTGCTGCAGGTTCTCGGGACGCATTTGACGAATGTATGTTGGAGTTACCTCAACACCGTCATAAGCATCCATACCACAAGACTCGCGGAATTTACCACTCCAAAAAGTCTTGTTAGTGTTTACCTTACAGTTGTACTTCTGTAGGTAATCGAGAACCTTGGTTGCCTGTTTACTGGGAATGATTATATCATCCCCGTAAACATAAACAAGCTTAGCACACACATGTATGTTATGCTTGTTTACTGGAAGGTTCTGAATCGCGAGTAGAGCCCTTACACATACTGTGTAAAAGTACATGGACTCTATCGGGAAACAGAGAGCACTACCCATCGAGGCAAACTTCTTGAGAGGGCCTATTTTGGACCCATCTGGAAGTTCAGCATGCGTCGTTCGACAAGAGTCAATGGCATTCCGAAGGATCGGATTACCATCGAACATCTTTAAAGCAACGTCGTGTGGAACACGATCGCTAGCCTCGGATAGATCTACTGTCGCCAGTAGACCCGTCTTAGACGCCACCAGCGCAAGCTGTCGGTTAATAGACTGGTCAGTGAAATTCACATGACCACCCACTATCCGAGACCGTTCGAGATGCTCATACAGAGGACCCCGAATGGCTTGTTGTGCATACTGCATACAACAAGGCTCAATCGCGATGATGCGAGGGCCTTTCATCGTTTTCGGAACAGTAACCACCCTTACGGGTGTTTCCTGCTCTTCCGGAATGATCGAAACGTTCTCGACTTCCTCTTCTCGTAAAGGGTTAAGCCCAATAGGGTACCCACTATCGATGAGAGGGAAGTAAACATCGAGACGATCGTGCCATAACTGCCAAGCGTACTTCTGATTACCAGATATACGTTCAGCAGTGGCTCCCGGACCATGACGGGGCATAAGGTCGCTAACAGTAATGTTAGATACGACAGAAGCCCACAACACAGAAGATATCGTGCTAAATACACGAAGTTCTTCGTGGTCAATGGAAAAGGAATCAAGGTCGCGCTCAGTACAGATGTAGCCTTGGATTGACCTGTGCACCCTTTTCGGGGTGCAATCAAGTTCCACTTTTTTGAAGGATAGGCAAATTTGCCTAATACCCTCAACAATAGTAGGAACAGGATCAGGAACAACTCCAGATCTTGCATCTAGTATCCTTCCAGTCTCCTGGTTGAAGATTCGACTGAGCATACCCTGCAAAAATGCAGGGATTGCTCGGTTCTTTCGGAAACTCCGGAAGAACTTTGGGTCGATGTGCCCGAGCGCAAGACTTCTTTCGAAGTCATTGCAAAACTCGGGGAGGGTTATCGTCAGAAACGATAATCCCTCATCTTCAACCCGTGACCTTATCGTTTTTAGGTCACGTAAATCGGGAGAAACGGCAACACACCTGGCGAGAGCATCATAATAAATGAGCTCTGCCAACTCTAGTGAATCACTTACGTGGCTTTTCACTTTGCCTCCTAATCATATAGGGGTCAAAGGTCCAGCTACAATGAGTGATAGAGATCCGACGCCGCATGGCGCCGGACAAACCAGCACCACAGCGACAACGAATGTTGTTGGTCGCGTTTCGGAGACTACGACTCTTGGCCGTAGAGCTTCAGAACGTTTCCGCCGCTGTTTATCCAGGCAGTAATGCCTGTAATCAGGTACCCCAGTGTCACGGCCGTCCAACCCACTACGGGTCGGTCGATCGTGATTTGAACTGTGGTTGTGTCGTAGTCCTGCTCCGATGTTATCGGATCGGTTACGACCATGCGCTGAGTGAACTTCGCGAGAGTCCGAACCCTTCCGGATTTGGTATTCTCGTGACTGAGAAGCAACATATAGTTGCCATCAGAGGACTGGTAGAGGGACGAAAGTCCCTCTGACTTTATCCTAGCTAACGACTGCGCAACCGAATTAACGGTGACAGTTTGTGGATCACCAAACATTGTAGTTGACTCCTATGAGTTATGGGAGTTAAACCCCAACTGCACTGAACAAGATCCCATCTCTTGCCCAGCCTTAAACAGCTGAGGCCACAGATCCTAACTAAACTTGGAAATACCAAGTGCAGCAAGGATCGCGAGTTGACTGGGACTAAAATTGTCCCAAGTCAGGTTAAATCCATAAGGTGATGCGGCTTCCCTGTGTTTGGTTTCAATGTCTTGATACCAAAACAGGTTCTTATCACCGTTCACAGTATACAGGGTCGTATCATTTACGACACGAGTAGACGTGTGACGCATGATAAACGCATACTTAGCTGCAAGGTTATCCTCAGCGGAGGCATTGATATTTTCTATCACATGCTTTCCGTTGTGGAACCAATCAGACAGCCAAGTCCAAGGCATAACCTTGTACACCAAAGCAGGAGAATAACGCAAACCTAAAACGGTTGCGCTGCGGGCAAATTTATGCCCCCAGTATTCATTCTCAGGCTTAGTGTCAAAGGCAGGCAGGTAGTAAGAGAAACTTCCCTCAAACCAAACATCGTCAACTATTTCCTTATAGTGACGTGTCTGGCCGTAGGAAGAACCTCTCCACTTGTAGAGGTAACTCGATAACGACGGCCAAACAGCCGGCGTGTTAGAGACTTCTACAGCGGTCTGCGTATCCTGCCTTCTTACGGTGCGCCTTCTCCTAACCCACTGGCCATTATCGCGCTTAACTTGCTCGATCTTGCCAGCTAAGTCCGTCCAATTACCATAAAGGTCTTGGACGTCCTTTAGGAAAGGCTTCCATCCGAACGTGTGGTTCAGAAAATGATCTGCCACATGCTTGGGCCCAAAGTGCACTGGATCTCCACCAAGGAAATTCCAGATGTCCTTCAAGCCTTCGGCGGTCTTTTTCAGCATATCCGGGAGGTCCTTTAATTCATAAAGGGCCTGAGCCGCATTAGCCGAATCAGGTCGAGGACGGGCTTTATTCCAGCCCTCGGCACCGTACGGTGAAGCATCACCCGGACTGGCATACGGACCTAACAACCCAGCGGCCTCCAGATCAGTTGAACTGATCTGGTTAGCGCCAAAAGAAGATGGTACGAAACCACCTTTATAGGCGTAGCCGACTGCGGAGGAGGGAGACGCATAGTAGTCGTCATCCCCCTGGACCGTAAACCACGGGTTATTGGTTTCAATGATATAGAGAGGTCCACCACTCGTATAGAGTGGACGGACTCGATTTAGGAGCTCAGCTCTGTCACCCCGCCAATGGCGGCGTTTATGGAGCTCGTCCCAACATCGTTTCACATAGTGAGACGATGCGGCAGTATAGTTAGACTCTCGCCACCACTCAGAATAGGTATATCCCGGATTTGGGACGTCCTTGTTATGAGCGGGATCGAAATTCCAGCTATTGCCAACGAAAACTCGCTTATTCAAGCGACGTTTCTCTCTGTATCTTCCACCACGCTTCATCGTGTCTTGCTCCTTATTGGATTAAAAGAGTGTTGCCACTCCAGACAGCCCGC